CGCGCTCAACTGGCCCGATGTGAGGACCGTGAACTGCGCTACGGATGATGCCGAGCCGTAGGTGCCCGCGCCGACCCCGGTAGGGGCGATACTGCCTGAAGGAATGGACAGAGCCTGCCAGCTTGGAGCCGCAGAGGCCCCATTTGCCGTCAACACAAAACCTGAAGAACCGCCGGACAACCCGACCCACGACGATGCGCCGCGATAGATCGTATCGCCCGGGCTTGAGCTAATGACATCAAGGACAGAGCTTACCGTTGCGTCTGTGGGGGTAGCAGGTGACCCAGTGACGTTAGCCTTTACAGTCCCGCCATTCATGCCCGCTAGATAAGTGTTGGTCACGCCAGACGGCTGAAGGCTGACCGTTACAGCGCCCAAAGATGTTGAGGCCGAGATCGGGGCCGCCCCGGTGACACTAATAATTCCGGGGGCCGGGTATTGGCTTTGCGTATAGGTGGCAATCTGAGCGGTCGTGATCCGTACAGAAGAACCCGATTGAACCGCCTCAAGCTGCTCAGTGCCGTTTAGCGAAATCGCCGGAGTAAGGTTGGGAATTTGAACATTCGCCATTAGAGCGTCCCCGTCTTCGGCACTTCGTTGAAGTTGTACGGCAGGCTGGGGTTGTTCACCACATATCCGCCAGAGGTATAAGTACCAGAGAACGCTGAAGACTGAAGATCAATCTGCGTTGTATTGATAACCGTAATAGTCCAGTTGCCGGATGCTGCCGTAACGCCTCCAACGTCTTGAACTGTTACCATTTGTCCAGTGATCATACCGTTTGTTGTTGCCAGTGTCAGCCGGATTAGCCCAGAACCATTGCTCACTGCTCCCGTGACAGTGCGATACGTCACAGCATTCGGGTCTGTGCCGGGGAGCGTATTTGTCCCGTTGGGAGGCTCGCCAGTCATCTGTGTGGAGCGGGTGCTGTCATCTTGAGTAACACGGGTGTTACCCGCCGGGACCGGAATGCCGGTGGTCGGATCTGTGGTAGGCGTCTGGCTGGTGATACGAGTGTTGCTCTCGTAGTCCACGAAGAACTCAACACGCGGGTTGGCAATGGGCACCGGATCTGCCGGAACCACGATGGCGCGAAGCTGTTCCTGCGGGGTATCTAGGCACGTCGGGCAGACAAGGATGCGCTTGTTGATCAAGCTTGCCCCGGCCCAATCAAATTGCCATGTCAGGGCAACGTGGTTGTACCGGAAGCCGCAACGATCACAGATCGCATGAGCCTGCGGTGCGCTTGCGCTGGTTCTTGCCCGGCCAGATCTAGAGGAATAAGCCATAAGCCTCCCCTTTAGGGTCTGTAGTAACCAGTGATTTGCGGCGAAATATACTGCCCAGCCGTCTCAATGTTCTGGTCTGCGGCGATCTTGTAGCTCTCGTCAGCCACTGCCTTGAGGGTGATAGCCGCCGCTTGGTTCCAGATCTTTGCCAGCCGGTAGGCAAGGCCGTCAGCGAAGGCTTCCATCCACAGATAGGGGATATCGACCGTCTGGCCGCCCGTGAAGGCCGCGTCTTGGATTTGGACAACGCGATAATACTTCAGCGTCTGGGCGCTTACCCCGTCTGGAACCGGCCAGAGGGTCACGCTGGGCGACAGCAGGCGGTCATACCAGAAGACAGTCGGGAAGCCCTGCTGTTGCTTGTTCGGGTACGAGGCATACTCGGTGCGGCTGATCGGCAGGATGATACGATCTGTCGGGTTGGAGCCGCTGCTGGTGTTCTCAATGTAGGCATCCAGCATCACAACAGTGTTGTCAGGCACCGTATAGGTGGACTGCCCAGCGACCAGATTGACAGTGATCAGATCCACCGCCCAGAGATTGACGCCCTGATTTGACCAGCTAGCCAGCATCATGTTGGCCGCCATGCGGGCGGCCTCAAAATGCTCCTGCGTCAGCGACGTGTTCCGCAGCCCGGCCACGTTGTAAGCGTAGAGGACTAGCTCACCGAGGTTGGGGTTGTAGGAGTATGTGCCGCTGGTTGTCATGATTAGGTCGCCGCATCGTTCTTGATATAGATGATGTGCATTTCGCCAGTAACTTGGGCCGTCGTGGTCGCTGCAGCCTGCATCTCAATGTCAGACTTTTCTGCCACCATCAGCGGGATATCAAAGTGACGGTCAAACGAATTGCCTCCCGCCAACTTCGCGGAAGCCTCAAGATTGAACACGCCGCCAAGGGGCCGGATGAACATGCCGCCAGTAACGATACTGGCCGCAGCGCTGGCGCTGGTGAACGTGTAGCTGGTGATGTAAGCCGTGTAGCCTGCAGGGACCGTGAATAGCGCCATAGCGGAAGTGTTATAGGTGAGGTCGATCTGCCCATAGACCACAGCAGGAACGCCTGATGTGACCGCCCCAGTGCCTGCGTAAATGATGCCCGCTGCTGTGCCGCCGCTGCCTGCAGTGGCGACGTTCATGTCAAAGACGCGAAGATAGCTATTCACGGTGTTGACGGCTGTCTGTCCATTCAACGACACAGTCTCGCTGATCTGGTTGTAATCAGCATCAAGGCCGGAAATCGTGATCGTGCGTGCGCCCGTGCCAGCCGCCGTGTCATTGGCGCTGCCACTGGAGATTTTTAAAACCGTAGCGGCGGCCAGATAGGCGTAAACGCTGCTGCCAGTCCAAATCGTCTCAAATGTCGTGCCAACAGTAAGGTTAAGGCCAAACTGGAAGATCTTCTTGTGCCAAGAGATTTGATCCCGGCCAACCTGAAGGTCAAAAGGCTCTTGCGTGCCGTTCTGGGTAATGGAGGGGGCTGTAACGGCCATCTGTCAATCCTTTAGCATTTCACATCCCACCGCTTCAGGGCGAGATTAATGCGGCTATTAGGGTCATGCGCGGTCTTTGCGGACGTGAGTTTGTCCTTCATCCCGCACATTCTGGTCCTGAAGTTATCACGCCTTGAGGCAGCTTCGGGACTATGTTTTGCCTCTTCGGCAGTCACGGGGCGCTTAATGTTGTGGCCCTCGGCCTTTAGCGAGGCCCGGCCCTTATCATTCAAGCCGCCAGAAGCAGACTTGCCTTCATTACGTGTCCAAGCACCAGACATGGGAGCCTCCGTAAGAGGAAGGGGGGGCCGAAGCCCCCCGACCCATTAGTCTACGTCTACGGTGTGACGGCCCTTTGCAGGCGTGCCAGACCGAGCGGACGAGAACGGGCTGCTGTCGCTACCCGCACGGCCACCCGACTTGCGGGGCTTGCGACCGGCATGACAAGACGACATCTCGCCGCTCATCTTGCCAACCATCTTCTTGGCTCGGCCACCGCGCTTGCGCTCTTCGGCGGCACCCTCGATCTTCGCTGCATTAACCCGGCGCTCGGGCTTGCTGGCGAGATCTTGATCGAACTCCTTGACGCCCATAGCGGGAGAGTCCATCCCGCCGCTCTTGCGACCCTTCATGACGAAATCTCCTTACTGTTGGACATAAAGAATTGTGACCTCGACATACCCGGTAGTGGCAGCAGTGCCGACCGGAGTAACCGTGACCACAACAGTGGGGACAGTGGCAGCAGCCGCGCCGACAAGCGTCACACCGGACATTGCGGCAAGCTGCGCCGCAGTGAAGGTAATGGCCTTGCGCCCGGTGCTGGCAACGCTGACGCCGCTGACGTACGTGGTCGCAGCGGCACTAATGCCAATCGACAACGTGGCAGAAGTGCCAGAGTTCCAAGCGGTCAGGACATCGATGTTGAAATCGACAATCTGAGCGCCTGCGGGAATATACAGCGTACCAGATACGCTGCTGGTGCCGTTCTGCGTAAGACCGACAAACTGGGACAAAGTCGCAAGACCCTGATTAGGACCATACGTTTCGCCAGCTTGGAGATCACCTGACGCAACCGGCCCCGTGAAGTGGGTAGCACCCATTTTTAGCTCCTTCAGGTGGGGGAACCCCCGCCCCTTTCGAGGCGGGGATAACCGATTACGAGGTGGGGGTCGTGCCCCAGATCGAACGCCAGTTGTAGTAACCGAACGAGTCCCGCTCGTAACCCTTAACCAGAAGGTTATCGGTCACGAAGTCGACTTGCATGTCGGTCTCGAACTTCACCCGCTCCATGTAGGAGAGGCCGTCGATGTTGGTCAGCAGGAACCAAGCATACGAAGAGGTGAGGAAGTCGTTGACCATGTAACCTTCAGGCAGGCCACCGGCTGTCTGGAAGATCGCGTTGACATCGTTGTCGGCAGTACCCGGGCGCAGTTCCGTCTTCGTCAGGCGGATTGCAACCGGCTCAAGCTGCGGCGGAACAACCAGCTTGCGGGCGCGGGCGAAGACCTTGAGGCCCGCCTGATCCTTGAAGTTGGTACGAACCGAGATCATGCCGTTCAGCAGGGTTGCCTCGTTGAGGCCGACCTGAGTGGACGGGGTGTTGGCAACGGTGCCGCCATCAATCGGGTGATTGACGAGGGTGCCCGAGGAGTTGTAGCCGAGCAGGGACACGCCGTCGCCACCGATAGCGGTGTTGTAGGTCGTGGCCGTGTTCAGCACGTTCGCGCCGTAGATTTCCTTGGTCTGCTGGAAGCTCTCGATCAGACCGAGGTTCGACGGGTGGAACTGCGTCTTGTAGAGGTTGTCGTCGATGGCCTTGCGAGTGATCGCGTAGCCAAGGGCGATTTCCGTGTGTTCCTGATTGTAGACAAAACGCTCACCAGCGTTGCTGTCGAAAGCCGTCTGACCACCTTCGGTCTTGAGCTGGGCCAGACCGAGGTAACGCATTTCAGCGGTACGTTCGAGGGCCATCTTCGAGTCATGCTTGGTGAAGATCTTGTCGTACTGTGCCGGGATCATCTCGTACTTGCCTTCGACACCGCGAAGGCCGGGCAGGAGCAGATCCTTAATGGCAGAAAGATTGACAGCCATAGTTACCTACTCCCCTTAGCTGATGCCGGTCGGGCCAGCGCCGTTCGTGCGGAAGACTTCGTTGTTGAAGCCGACAACCACGTACGGATAGTTGGTGGACGGGTCGCTTCCGTTCGACCCCGGGGGGAAGAAGACGTAATCGACGATGATGAACGGGAACGTCACGGTCGTGCCAACGGACGACAGATAAGCCGCCGAGGTGCCGGTGTTGGTATTGCCAGTTCCAATCGTGAACTGGGCATACTGACCAATCGGCAGCGAAGTGATCGTCGCGGGGGTCGCGCTGGCGTTAAAGAACGAAGAACCGCTCGTCTGGACGAGGAACCGGGAAGCCGGATCGTCGATGACGTAAGCGATCACGTCGCCAGTGGCGTCCGAGCCGGGCCAATAACGCGACCAAACGGTGCGCTTCTGGCTGGTGGACAGATACTGACAGCCCACGAAGATACCCGCGAGGGTAGTCGTGCCAGCAGCAGCCTGAGTGATGTAGCCGGTGGCCGTGCCGACAACGGGCATGACCGGGTCGCCGGTAAAGATTGCCGTAGTATTGCCAGAAGCAACACGACGAGCAGACTGGGCGAACGTGGGAGCGCCGCCAGAGCCGCCATTGTACTGCAAAAATCCGAAGGGCGCGAAAGTGTTTGCCACGACGGTTTCCTCCTCTATTTCGAGGAAGCGCCATCATCGCACGCCGGGGCGACTAGATCGCTAGGGAATTGTTATACCCTCGCACCGAGGAGGGGATGAATGAAGAATACACACAAGCAAAACGTCTTCAATACTCTTTTAATTAAATGTTGGGGCCGCGCCGGTTAATTGACGCGGCCCCATTACTGTTAGGCGTCCTTCGGGACCGGCATAGGCTCGTATCCGCGATTAATCTTTGGCTTAACTTGGCTGTGATTACGGTCAAACTGCCCGTCTGGAGCCGAAGAAAGCTGCTGTTCGCGGATCTGGATGCTATTTCGAGCGTTTCGCCGGTCCTTTTCGCGGAACCGCTCAGTAATAACCGCCGGGCGCTCCATCAGGACCATCCCCTTGCGCTCAATTACCTCATGATTGCCCTTTGGCATCAGATTAGGGTGCCGCGAGGCCGGAACAAACTCCCAGCCGGTCTTCTTTAGCTGGTTTAGGCCCGTGTGGTCTTCCTGCCCGAGGACGCGGAAGGTCTTCCACTCGTAATCCCAGCCATCGGGGATGGTCCGCTTGTCGATTGCAAACTCATCTGCGCTGTCAAAGTCAGCGTCACCAATAACCGACTCGATTTCTGCGACACGGCGGGCCAGTGCAGCCCGGGGGTCTTCGTCCCGCAGGGCATCACGCAGCGGAGGGCGCTCCGGGGAGGCGATACGCGCACTCTCGACCGTCTGATCTTCGGGCAGGATGTTCTTGCGGGGGCGACCCCGGCGCTTGGGAACTGCGTTTTCCATATTCTATCTCCTAGTTGATGATTTTACCGGCTTTGATCAAGGCGATCTTGTTTTTGGCGTATTCTTCAGGCGACTGACCCATCAAAGACGCCATTTCGCGCTCGTCAGCCGTCAACCTAACCACATTGGGGCGTGATCCCGTTCCCGTTCCGTTCCTAGACACGGGCGCGGCGGGAGGAGAAGCTCGGCGCTGGGTCGGAGCGGCGGCTGCGGATGTTGCCGTTTCGTTCCGAGAGACTTCCCGCACCCCGAGGATGCCCTCGACGTAGCCAAAGTAGTCGGGGGTGTCTGCCTCAACGCCATCAGCCATCGCCAGATTGTGTGCGGCAATCATCTTCTGGTTTAGGCGGGGATTGGTGACGAACTCGGGGTGCTTGCGGACCCAAGCCGCCGACTGAGGCGTAAGTTGGCTGGCAAAAGCCTCTACCGGGTCGCTGTAGGCCACTGGAGGGGCCTGACGAGGCCGGCTCTCCATTGCCTGCTTGCCGTTTTCAAGCTGGAGCAGGCGTGCAGCATTGTTAGACATCGCCTCCTGCACTTCAGCGGCAAAGTCAAAGTCACCGGCAGCCATTGCGTCACGATAACGGGCCTTCAGTGTTGCCGTTTCGTTCTTAATAGTGCCGATGGCGCTCTCAACCAGCCGCAGATTGGTGTCATCGACCTCGTTTGAGGCCCGATGCACTTGCTCATTGGCTGCCTGCGCCCGGCGCTCTGCGTCGATCCGCGCTGCACGCTCTTCCTCGTACTTGCGCTTGAAGTCAGCCAAGCCTTCTTCGGCTGAGATCTCGACCGGAGCCTCGTCTGAGGCATCCTCGACGCGGATATCGGTGCCGTTGGCGTCAGCCACGACCTTATCGATGGCGTCGAAGTCAATCTCGATATCGTCTTTCTCGCTCATATGTATTTCTCCTTACCAA